CCCATTTAGGTGCTCCGATCTGACGTTCTTCTCCAGCTAAAGCTCTAATAAGGTGTTCTTGAAGAATTCTATCTAAATCTGTCTCAGAAACAGCACCCGGTCTAGCACCTAAAAATTGTTCTATTGGTTCTTGGTACCCTCGTCCAAAACCAACACCCCCAACGAGTTCTTGAATCCACGTGGGTGCACCTGCTTGCTCAGCAAGAACAGTATTTAGAAGTGCTTCAAGTTCCGCAGTTAATCGTTCAGCAGGCAAATCTGCTAAATCTCCAGCAGTTCGGGCCGCCTTGAATGCTCCAGAAATTACCTTTTGCATAGTAGTCTGTATAGCCGCTGAATCTACTTCTATTCCTTTTACAAACGACTGGGCTATGGTACTTCCTAGAATAGCTCCCAACGGTCCTGCAACCAGAGTTCCTAAAATACCACCAGCAATTGAAGCTCCGGCCTTTCCAAAATCTTTTTCATCCCCAAGAAGACTAGGCAAAGCGGCTAAAGCTCCAATACCTGCTCCGCCAGCCATTCCTTGAAGTGAAGCTCTCCCAAAAAACCCTCCTCCAAACTCACCTACAGTCTGGAATCCGCGAGCGCCACCCATACCGGGAAGTCCACCTAAACGAGTTGCTCCAATTTGTGTACCTAAAAGCGAAGCAAGTCTACCTCCCGCGTCTGCTCTACTTGCTCTGCTGAATGCTATATAAGCAACTGTTAGAGCCATAATAGCTGGTGTAGCCTTTCCTACAATACTTACCAAATCTGTAAAGAAATCAACAAGTGCAGTTAATCCTTTAGTTCCACTAGTGGCGATATCAAGGAAACCACCATCTGAACCTAACGTTCTAGATAATTCACTAAAGGCATTATTAAGATTTTGAACTGATGTTTGGAGAGTATCCATCTTGATAGCGAGTGCCTCTGCCGCATCACCACTTGCCCCCGCACTTACAGCCGCCAGTTCTTGTACTCTACTATAGTTTTCAAGGAATGCGTTTACCTGAGGTCCACGTCGAGCACCACCACCAATAACTTCTGAAATTTTAGCTAACTCTGCGTCCGAGATTAGTCCAATATCTCGTCTTTCAACAATGTCCTCAACAACAGCAGTAAAACTTCTTAAGTCTCCTGTGACATTTTGTACAGCAATACCAAATTTTGCTAATTCTCTCCCCGATTGATCTCTCTGGAAACCTGAAATAAAAGCACGAACAGCATTACCGGACTCAGTTGCAGAAAGAGTAGTAACCTCTGCAACAGCCGCGATAATGCCGTTTAAGTAGTCTATATTTATCCCGACATTTTCTGCCGCGGTAGAAGTAATAGCAAATGATTCAGCAAGTGTATGAAGACTTACATTAGCCGCTTTTGAAACTGCAACCCACTTATCAATAAGTTCAGAACCATCAGTAAGAGGTATATTCAACTGTCTCAAAGCACCAACCAGCGTATCCATAGCTATTGCTTGGTCAATACCAGCAAGTTTAGCTAGTATCATTGAGTCCCTTAGAACTGCTGTGGTTGCCGCCGCTCTTTGCCCGGGTTCTGTAATATTAGCGGTTGCTCTTGTTGCTAGAACATAACCATCAATAACACCTTCTACACTAACACCAAGTTGCCTAGCAATTTTTGAGGACTCTTCCCATACAATGTTTAGGTTATAATGTCTGTTGCAGCCTGCGTAGAGGAGCATATACAATTGCAATAGCAACAGTCCACTTTACTACTTCAACAATGTCACGAACAATTGCCCCACCAAAAGTTCTCAAGTGTCTCTGAGTACTTTTAAGTTCCTGTCCCCACCTGTTAGTAATAACAGTCGCCCTACGAATTGGTATGTTACCACCACCTACTTGAGCAGTAAATCTTGTTAGACCTCTTGAGGCATCTTGAGTAACATCAGTGATGTCTCTCATCTCAAATCTCATGCCCTTCAAGGCAAGTCTAGCAGTATTAATTTGTCTTTCACCACCCGGACCTAAAGCTGCCATAAATTTCTGAGTCTCAACATATGCACCAACAGCTTGTTCCTCCCCACCAATTTCCTCTCCGAAACCACCCATCCCCCCGCCACGGAATCCTAAGCGTTTACGTTTTCCAACATCAGTTTGAGCTACTCTAGCCGCCGTGTTAATAAGACGTTGAATCTGCTTTTCAGATAATTTAGCACTTTCACCCAACATCCGAAGTTGTTTTTCAAAGTCTGCAAATGTGGCTTTTATTAGATTAAGACGGGCAATGTTAGTTCCACTCTTGCTGAGTCTGTCCAAAGCAGAACCAAAAGCTAACCACTGTGCTGCCGCACCACCAGTAGCTTTATTGAGTTCTTCCATCGCTGTTCTAAGGCGACGTATATCCTGCTCAAGTTGTCCAGTATTAGCTGGCATTATTCAATGTCCTCACTCCTGATTGTAAATCCAATGTCGGGTTCTTGTTCTTTACGACCCATAACTTTGTCCAACCAATCCTCTAATTCCTCTGCTGTTCCCCACCAGAGAATAGAATCAGGTGGACGTTTTTCTTTAGGTAATTCCATCAGGTTGTCAACCTGTAATCTCTTTCTCGCAACGAAACTCATTGTCCAAGGCAAATTAATCGGAGATTCAAACCCCGGGAACATTACTCTCCAGTCCCCTCCTGAGATACTCCAAGAGGAGGCGATGGCGTTGCTTCTTGCAATTTTTTTAGTTCTGACATTCCTAATTCGAGTTGCTGATAGCCTTCCCTAAGCTGTTCTCTAACATCTGTAGAAATATTTTCATATTTACTAAATGATGTAAATAGCTTCTTTTTATAATCCTTGCCCTTATATGCCCCTAAAAAAACACACATGTCGGTAAAGTTTCTGCCCATTTCTTCTTGACATACGTAATTAATTGTAAGGGCTTTATACAATTCAAAAAGTTCATCATCAGAAAATTTAGCAAGCCTTTTATCTTCCGCCTTGAGAAGTTTTTCTAATTCCTTTGCCACCAATCCCGAAAACTTTTCAGGAAATTTATCAACCTTTTTCTGATACTTTTCCTGCTCCTCAAGAGAAGCATCACTCGAAGGCTCTACAGGAAATTTAACGAGTGCGTTTCTTCTTGCGTCACTAGATAAGTCTCCCATCTCTAACAGTTTAATACCTGCAATAAGGCTTTCCTTTGAAGTAAGTGCAATTCCTTGAATAAAAGCTACATATTCATCAGAACCCTCTGTATGTAACTTAGTTCTCAGTTCGGCACTTTTTCTAAGGGAGTAAACCCGTGCTTTATTAAGGTCTTTATCCCCTACCAGCCTCATATAAACCTTTTTTACTTCGTCAGCATGTTGATCTACGATAGAAACCTCACCCTCCCAAAGAAAGAGCTTAGTAATATCTACGTCATTACGCTCTATATCCATTATAATATCTCCATATATAATTAAAGAGGTCACGACCAAACAAATGGCTGTGACCCCTTTTATATTATCCCTTTCGGTCTAATTATTTAGTTATTTTTATGCTTTCGCCCCTTTGTAAATCCAAACTGCCCCATCATCTGATCTATAATCAATTGTCTGTTGAGCGTTATCATTCACGTTAGACGTAAATCCTTCGCTCGTCATAGAAACTGACGGCAGATATACTGTCTTCAAAACCGCGAACGGGTCTGAACAGTCAGCAGGGTCTTGCAATTTGATTTCAAGGGGGACACCCGAAGCCGCACACTGTCCCAATGGTATTTCTGTGTCAGACGTTGAAGAACCTGACAACAGAGCAATAAGGGCAGTATCCGTATCAAGAACAGTAATTGTTCCAGTAACTTCGGGGACTTGATTGATGTAGCCAACAACTTGACGGTTGCCCATCTCTCTAATTGGCTGAGGGTTGAAGTTAACATTTATGCTAACTGCTTGAACCCTCTCTTGGTCACTGGTACTAATGTTAGGAATAACATCCTTGCCGCGAATAGCGGCGGGAATATCACTATCACTAATGTCAGTCCAAGCATCACCAGTTGTTTGAGATTGGTACACAACCATGACAATTTCACCAACAGCAGGTTCATCAGTGGCGAAGAAAGATACAGTCGTACCAGTAAGCCGGTAAGTACCTGCTTCCGTGGGTGCACTTGCAGTTTCTTCGTAGTAAACGCCACCAACCATAACAGTAATTGCACTCTCACCATTTTTTAGTTGCTGGAATGCCTCACTGGTTGTCAAGCTTGCGGTTCCGTCACCTATCAGCCTGTCAACAATCACATCATTCGTAAACCATCTTTTAGTTGAACCAACAGCGGTATATTCCTCAGTTGAGTCACCATCAACAGTATAGTTGAATGTGAAACTCTGAATAATAGCCCGACGAATGTGGCCTGCTTTTACATACTGTGCAACATTTTCATTTCGTACTCGAATAATAGCATCAACACTACGATCAAGGGATGTAGTCACATTGAGTCCTGAACCAGTAATCCATCCAGAAACCGAAACTCCGGCTAACGTTCCAATGACTTTTACGCCAACATCCATCGCCTGAAAGGTGACAGTTATGTTTGGAACATCTTTAGAAGTACCAGCGTGGAGAGGATTACCAAGTTCATCAATGGTCGTAACAGCTTGATCTGCTGTAGCATTAACTCTTTGTATACGGGATGCGAGAAAACTGTCGTGAGCGCCCACAATCTCAAGTTCAACATGCTTGGATGGGATTGACAGTCTCTTTGCCATTTACGATTCCTCCTAAGTTAATGGGTGATAAACTGTAGAAAATACAATGCTCATTCGCCAATACAATTTCTCCTCTATCTGTGGAAAAATTATTACAGGCGTAGCACGAATATCTCTTACATCTAATGCACCTAGTTGAGTAGGTGTAGGTGGGGGAAAATTTTCATCATAATCATATACTGGAATCCCTATCTCTATCTCATCTATGATTAGATAAGTAAACTCATCCCTTTGGGCTTTGTTTGTAGCGTGTACATCCATAACCCATAGCCTATCTTTTCTTCCTACTCTGTTACCCAATTCAATTCCAATTGGGTCAATATCTAGAGCCTCTATTGAGATTGTTGGGAGTTGTATATCTGCGTCAGGATAACCGTCAGTGATATTCACGAAATCATATGATGCAAAAACATCATCTTTCAAAAAGTAATATATACTTAAATCTTGCTTTCGTAGAAGATGCATTAGCCTATTCTCCTAACGCCCAACTCTCCGGTTGGAGTCACTCCCAATCTAAATTCGGCTCCTTCAAGCATAAACCTGTCCAGTTCTTGTCCGGGCTGGTATGCTTGAGGATTTCTTAAAAATAATTCTACTTCTCTGGAAATAGCGTCTGTGAATTCGTTTGTAATTTCAAAAAGTCTTTGTTCTACCAACGAACTTACTCTCCGTTCCGCGTGTGCTATAAAATTTGTAGGTTTGATCGATGGATAAGCTTTTCCTTTTCCCTCATTTCCAAAGTTTAGCCATAGCCAGTAGGGTGCTTTAGCTCCCCAAAAAGATTTTCTTGTGGCAATGGTTCTACCGTATTTTGTAAAACCATATGCTTGATAATCAAAAACTACCCTTTCTCCCTTATTAGCGCCCTTATAAAAACTTTTGTTTTTCTTAAATCTTCTTGGTATTTTTAATCCTTCTCTAGCAGGTCTATAAATTCTTTGTTTCCAAAACTCTAATGCCTTGCCTCTATCTAGTCTACCAAGACCTAAAACTGCTCTTGCACCTTCTATACCATACTCCAGTTCTCCCCAAGTACCTGCTAATATCATAGCCTGAGGCATGATATTTACCCCTGCCCTACCTATTCGGATCATAGCAGGATTTGAGAAAACTCTTTCTAAATCCCCTCTAAAAACCGGATCATTATATTCTTTTGATACTACAATTGCTTTTCTAAGTTCCTCTAAAAGAATATCTACAGCCTCTCCAGAAATCCTGCTTGCCACAATATCACGAAGCATTTCTACGTTTCCTTCAAATTCACCCAACTTACGTGCAAGTTTAGCCGCATTTCTACTTAAAAATTGTAAGTCCCTTCCAAATTCTTGAACTACCACTTAGAAAATTCCTTCAATGTTTCCGAATAAAGTTACAAAAACTGATCTTGTAAAATCATTCATAGTGTCTAAAAGAACCTTTCTTGTTGCTACAAATTGTTCTGAATCCTTTCCCAGTACCTCTTCCATCTCATCGAGAGCATTGGCGATATATCGTCTATTCTTTTTCTGAATAATGGTGATGATGTCAAACATGTTGAAACCATCAATAATCACCTGTCCTCCTATCCCTTCACTTACCATGTTACTCCTCCTGTGTTAATGTTACTAAAATTCTATTAACGTTTGGAACTCCCCTGTAATCTACTGCTTCTTTTACTAAAGTCTTCTCATCCACAATAAAGCTTTTAGCCTTATCTACAGCATCTACATTTGTTACTGTGTACTTTATTTGTACTAAACAATCGCCTTCAACAACTCTACCACCTGTTTCCCAAATAGGAGTATCGGCTTGACCCCAGTTGACATGACCAGAAACAGCGTATCCTGATATAGTATTTATGTAATAAAACCCATTACAAATTGAACAAAATTGATCTGTAGACAGTCTGGTTACAGGGTCTAATTTACATCCAACAGCAGAACACGGAACCCCGCTTACTGCAATATTGATTGTAATGTTTCGTCCTATAGCACCCCTAATAGCGTCTATTACATCAGCCGTATTAGAGGGCCACGTTATTGCTAGGCTCATTCGTTCAGTACCTCAGTAAATAATTTATCAAATCTTTTAGCGACTGATTTCCAAGAATACTCAGATTTTTGTGTTACTGCGTAAGCTTTCTCTGACATTTCCGCTAAGTACTTAGGGTCATCATAGAACTTCTGTAAAATGTCTGCAACACCTTCTGGACTTACAAATCCACCATCAGTAAGAATCCTTTCAGTAGTCATCCACCGATCAACTTCCATGTATCCTGCCGCATCTCCCCAAATCTCAGGTTGAGATGAATGATTAGGAACAATCTGTGCGGCTTTTGTGGCGGCATGTTCAAAGCTAACTAATCCCCAACCTTCTCCTAAAGATGTATTAATTCCTACATCACAGGCATTGTAGATTTCATTTAATCTTTCGTCTGATACCTGTGGCATCATAGCTTGGTCAGAAGTAATAATCAGTCTATCATCAATATTAAGTCTTTCTGATAAATGAATGATATTCCATCCTATATCATCCACTCCCATATGTAGATAAAGTTTTACGTTATCTGGCTTGTCTTTAGCAAACAGAGAAAAACCTTTTATAGTAACATCAATACGCTTTCTAGGCTGATTTCTGTTGGCGTTTAGAACAACAAAACTGTTAATAAAATCATCCTTGTTCGGAAAAACTCTACGTTTTGCACCTACTCTACCACTCGTCAGGACTTTTCCTGTCTTATCTTTTACAGATTTGAATGGGTAGAATAATTTTTTATCTACACCATGAGGTATTACCTCAATAGGAGGAAATACCACTTCTTCATCTATGTCGTTTTTCTCTACGTAGTTCTTCCATGCCTCTGTAGAATTTATCAAGGTTTGTTTAGCAAATCCTGTATATACTGTAATTCTATGAATATCTTTTAAATCTGTTAACCATCTCCATTCAATTGGTTGAGCATCAATGGGGGAGTAGGTTATAACCTTGAAACCCCTGTCCATAAACTTTCTAAGTTCTTTCATATAAGTTGGAAGTACCCAAATATCATTTAAGATAAATACTAATTTAGGTTCTATGGCATTTAATAATTGTGCAATTCTACTAATACCATAAATACCTCCAATATTGTAACTTCCACCCGGAATTGCGGGATAAATTTTCGCTTTATAATTATGTGGGTCGCCTCGATAATTTATTCCCAAGTGATGTATGTCATACTTCCCCTGCGGTAAATTTTCAAAAATACCATGCATCACTCTAGCAAAACCAGTTGTTGCTACCGCGTCCCCGATTACTAAAATCGGAATTCTTTCTTTAGCCATATTGTCCTCTCCATCCTAAAATACTTGGCCGCCCTGCCCAAAAACTAAATACCTGAGGGTGAACAAGGCGGCACTCCCGAAATGTCTTTACAGGATTCTGCTACCGCGTTCGCAATTAAGCCCCTCTCTAGCACCATCCTGCATCTGTTAGTCGTGTTCATAAGGGTTATCTTTATACCCCGGAAGGTGTCCTTTTGTAGGTTGTGCCAGTCTCTTTACTCTTTCAGGTAATATTGAATTTAGCTCATCAATATCACGATCCAGTGATTTATCCTTAGAACGACTGGCCTCTAAATTTGAAAATGCAATCTCAGCGTCACGCCAAGATGCAAAGTTCCACGATGAGTTTTCAAGTGATCCACCTTTGATTACAATTGCCGCCATTAAAATCATGGGACGTATATCCCCATATTGGATAACTGGAGGTTGCGGAAACATAAAAGTATGATGTGGATTTCTATAAACAAAATCCTGTGTATTTAACAAATACTTATAGTTCCAACGAGGTAGCAAAGCCTCCATTCCTGATTGCAAAGCCGCAATCAGCCATGCCTCCGTATAACGATAATTGCCAGAATCACCGTCACCCAAATGTAATCTTAATTTTACAACATATTCTGATAGATTTGTGGTAGCCATTACTCAGTTTTTACTTCCTCATCTGGAGTTGGAGTGCCAACTTCTAATTCAGATAAACGTGCTTTAATAGCATCTGCTATCTTCTCAGATTTCTCCATTTCTTCTGCCTTCATTAAAAACCTGTAGACAGGAGCAGGGCTTGTAAATTTATTTAACTTATTTTTCAAAGCGAGGAAGGGTTTGTTTAAAATCTCTTCAATTTCAGCATCGGAGATTTCATTAACAGATTTAGGCTCCTTTTCCTTAGTTTCTTTTTTCTCTAAAAGTCGAAGATTCCCTGCTTTAAAGTGAGCCTTATTCATCTCCTTGAAAAACATGTCTTCTTTCGTTGACCAAATTGCTATAATTGCTCTACCATTTCTTGCTTTTGGTTCTCCATAAAGTTCAATCGGTTGTGGTTTTCCATCGAACGGATTGAGTGTAGTAACATACACCTTACCTAAGATAGTCTTGATATACCGTTTCAGAGGCTTTCCCTCTGACATAGCCGCGTAAAGTTCACGCTCAAAGCTATCAATTGTAGCTTCTCTACTAACCATTGTATTACTCCTTATTATTAAATTATTGAAAAGGGGAGGAGGTTAATCCTCCCCTATAAATATCTTATAACGAAGTATTTATTATCCAGTAATCTTAATGACGTAAATGCCTCTGGCATTGTCAATAATCATACCGAACTGCTGATAGATTTCCAACATCCATTGTGGGGGTGTTGGGTTCATATCTGCCCACTGTTTACTCATAACATCACCATAGGTGATAAACTCACCAGCATCTTCACCAATCACCAACACGATATCTGTCGGTACTAGGGTATTGAAATCTTCAATATTATCCCATACCTGCGGAATCTGGACGAAGGGAACGCCATAATAGCGTCCAAGCCATCCGTCTTGGAAAATCCGCATGATTAGTTCATCAGCTGTGTGATAAGCCGCTGTGGAAGCCATATCGCCCCAAAACGCTGAGAACAGCGTAGTAGGAGTCATAGCCTCTCTTGAACCGATTACAACCTTAGCACCCGAAGTGTTCTGGTTGATATAGTCAATCGCGGCTCGAACTGCTGTCGCGGCCGTAGCCCCGCCAGCGGCCCAGTCGGCTACTGAAACAGTTGCATAGTTATCAGGAGTGTTGGAAGCACCCCAAACTGAACTAAGTGCAGTAAATACTTTTGTTACAAAAAAGTCTCTTAATTTGGCACGCATCTCAGAGGTAATAGAGTCAACCGTGCCGATCTCACCACGCTCCAATTCCCACTCGTTATAGGTGACTTTCACATCGGCTCCATCGAGCACGAAGTTAATTCGGTCAGAGATCGTGATTTCGCTGGACAGATGTACAGCACCGGGAACCAAAGTTCTCACTTCAATACCCTTTCTCACTTTCTTTACCAAAAGGTCACCAGCTTCTAACGAACGAGTTCCGAGCATTACAGAAATAAATTCGTTTGTGAGATGGCTAGGTTCGATGAACTCTACCAAAATCTGAGCTAATGCATCACGCTGTTCAGGGTCATGCATTATTGCCGCCAATGATTCCTTGTAATCTTTCTCGCTCATAATTTTATTTAATCTCCTCCATAAGGGTTATGGAACCAGAGTTCTAATTTCCAAATCTGCATTACTTGAATCGAATCTTTCAACGTAACCAACAATACCGGAAGTGCTGTAATAAGGTTTACCCTTATTAGCGCCCGGTCCGCCATATGCGGACACGGAAGCACCCGGGGTTTGGATACTGGAAGTTCCGATATAAGAACCGGATGGGAACGTAAATACGCCTCCACCAAAAGCAAGACAAATTTGTCCCGAAGGAATAGTTATACCGTGCTTTTGTCCGGGCCACGTCAGATGTACCGTAGTACCTGTTAGTGGCAGATTGGATGTTCTATCGAATCCTCTGCGAAGCGACCAAGGAACACTAGGTTCCGGGAGATACATCGGAAGTGATTGATCAGGGACACGCCACGTGATCACATACCTTGATAAAGCCCCTTCTGCTCCCGAATCGGGCAATGCCACGCCGGGCAGATCGGTTCTACTACCAAAGTTATGACCATCTGAGAAGGCGTTTGCCGCTATACGGCACATTCTACCTTCTGCGATGTCCTCATTCGCAACTACACCCCGAATATCAGTAAACTTATTGATTTCCATTGATATTCTCCTTATTTAGCCTTATCTTCTCTCATCGCTTTCGCAATTTCAGAGGGGGTCATCTCTTTGACTCGGTCACCCTTTGGGTTAAGAGTGTTCTTGGAGCCAAGATGTTTCTTTCTTTTGCTTGCTTTTTCTTCACCACCATCTTCCTCTTCTTCATCATCAGATGCGAAGATTGCAAGGTCGTGCATGAGGAATTCTAACTGGGATAAATCCATAGCAAGTAATTTTTCACGTTTTTCTTCGTCCTCAAGGAATTCATCAGGAAGTTCAACACCAGATTCCGAAAAGAGGGACTTCACCCGTTCAAGTTTTTCCTCTTTCTCTTCTGCCGCCTCAATTTCAGCCTTGAATTCAGCAAGTTCATCTTTCTCTGTGGAAAGAGCTTCATTTTCAGTCTTCAAGGTTTCATGTTCCTCTTTGAGGGAGGCCAAAGATCCCTCCAGTGTCTTATTCGCATCTTCGAGTTCCGAAATACGCGATTGGAGTTTCTTCAGTTCTTCCTCCATTTTATTATATTCCTCCGTTTTTATCTTGTAGTCAGAGTTACTCTCTTTTGAAGCCATCAATGTAATAGGAGTTCTACCTTCATAAGCAGGCATACCTACAACAGTTGCCGCGGCGAGGGCTGTGCCTAAAAAGGCTTCAACACCACTCTCTTCGATTTCAGAATCCGTGTATAGGATTTCCCACGAAAGTTGTGGCTTTTCCTCATCGTCAGCAGATAACTCTTGAAGAAGTTTAACTTCCCCGGGGTATTCTTTACCCCAAAGTCCAGCAATACCTTCTACAAAATGATCTCGCTCTACTAAACTTGTAATAGAACCAATAGGAACAGCATATTCATGTCCTTCTCTGATGTAGCCTTGCGACATCTTGATGGGCATGTGGATTCCAGTTTTCACTAAATTGTTAAATTCCTCTTTGGGAATTCGCTGATTATTGGCGTTAGGAGCATCATCTGTTAAGACAAACTTAATCCACCTCAAGGTAGGATTTTGGGAAATAGCCGCCAATACTTCCTTGGGAAAATCAAGTTCGTCCTTATCTATATTTAATTGTACAATATCTGTGATAAAGTTGGTCGTTTTTATCTTCATTAAAATACCTCAATTGCGGCTATTTTCTATCAATTTGTCAAGGAAAAATGCCTCAATTACAGTAAACAATGCATCTTCATAGCTAGAATGTACATCTTGAGGACGCTTTCCGTGCTTTTTATAATAAGAAATTGCACAAATACGTTTAGCATCTTTGGAGGATTTACCCTTACCAATCATGCTTCTTACGCAATTTTCATATTCTTTAGGCATTTTTCTTTTTCTTCTTTTTCTTGGGGGCGGGTTTCTTAGTAACCCCTCCACCACCCTCGGGCTGATCTGCATAAGGTACTGGAGCAAATTCGTCAAGTTCAAGTTCCTCGAACAGTTCTTTTTCCTCTGATCTGTTCAATAGTTCCTCATATAAATCAAATCCAAACGCGGCATCATAACTTTCTCTTGACAGGTTTCCTGACAAGTAAAGTTCTTTAATGCCCTCAACAAAATCAGACATAGCCATGAGATTGATGGGTTTCCATGCTATCTCTGGATGTCCGCCCAATTTGTTCTCTGTTACTATTGTATCAATAATACGGTCTACTATGGGGAAAATTGCTTCTCTTATACGCTCCATTGTATTCAATGGGGAGATAGTAGCAATCTCCGGATCAGATGTTTGTGTGCGTTCTGTCTCACCAGTTATCAATATTCTAGGAAAGCCCAACGCAACGCCGATGTCTTGATTTACAGATTTATATTTAGCTTCATCAAGTAGTGCCTCCACCGCTGGAAATACCCATTCAATTGTTACAGTGTGGTTAGCGAACAATTGGAAAATTCTTTCTGTGTGTCTACTACCTTGACTTTCACGCCACTTCATCTCTTGTTTCAAATCTTCCAAC